GCCTATAAAAAGATAGGCGTAACTCCGGGCCAATGTTATAACGTTTATGCTGGAGTTTCATATTGCGCGACGCCGTGCCGTTGTGGCGGCTGCGCAATGACAGCCGGCCAAAGTGAACCATGTCATGAGAGGTATAATACCTTTGTAACAGGCTCTGGCCTAACAAACTTTTGTGCAGAACATGGTAACCATTCGTGCTATATCACGTGTGGCAGTGCGGCTACTGGTGAATGGGAAGCCGTGACAGGCGTTGATAGCGATACAACGTTCTTATGGAATGATTCTGAAAACGCCCCGCAGGCTCAATACTATGGAGCAGATGGTGGTACGATTGGAATTAACGGATATGCGTTTACAAACAAACAAGGTAATCCAAAAACAACTGGTGAATTTTGCTCATGGCGGTGGGCTGTTCCTTATCCGGGTGGGCTAGTTACTAAACAAGGTGGTCACTATATCGCTCAAGCGTGTTGTAACCAATCTGGCTGTATGGGTATGTATTTTAATCATACATTTGGTTATGGCGGTGGCAACCGTAGCACTGGAGGCGCATACGCTGCAGGTGCTGGACAGCCCAGTGCAATGTCTTGTGGCGGCAACACCAACTGCGCCGCGGTGAACAACCACGGTCGTGTCAGAATTACTTATACTTAGGAATTAAAAATGGCAAAAAATATTACTCAATTTATTCCTGGATTTAGTTCAACCTCTGAAATGGTCGACAAGTGCGAATTTATGTGGATAGCTACCAGTATGGACGATAACCGCAGTGGGAACGACTACGGCTCGATTTGTGGCAGATGGTGTTGGCAGGCTAATCACAAATATAGAGGCGACGTAGAAATAACAGCACGATTTTCAAGTGGTGGCGTAGGCGGTAGCTGTTGTTGTCAGTATGGTGCGGCAGGATTTAGCGGCACCGTCTTAAATTATAACGCTAAACCAGTTAATTCAGCAGACGCATGCGATCACGCAGAGCTATGCTGGAGAATACCTTATGGCGGTTGTTGCAGGCCTGACTTTGCAGCAAGCAGCGAAGCTTGTACTGGTTGGTTTAAAGACACAAACGCGTTTGGCAATGATGGTAACGATTACAAATACTGCGCGCCATCTCCATATTGTATGTGTACAGTGTGTAATGATATGCTAGACAGTTGTGCTCGGTGTAATACTGTAGTTTACAATGACAATATGTGTTACGATATGACCACCTGTGCCGGCCAATCATCTGGAAACATGTATCATCGCTGTCGACAGCAGTATGTTAACGCTGGAATTAATCTTGCCGACTTTCCTTTTGATTCAGACACGAACATAAAACCGGGTAAACCTGGATTCCGAGCATACGCTCAAGAATCATATCATGGCTCTGGCGTGTGCACAGCAACAAGTTGGGCAGAATTTCCTGCTATGCGTGGCGGCAATAAAGAGCACTTTATAGGTATGCAGACTGGTGGAGAAAATTGTTTTGGAGCGTGGGTACAAGAGTGCATGGAATGTGTTTGGTTTGGCAGAGCACAGACAGGCGGTAACTCACAGAACCAGTACAGCAACGTTTGCCTCTGGGGCCGAGCAGCTTATCCTCCCTCCGCCAATGGCAACAATTGCTATTGTGGTTCAATGGAGCATGGCGGTAAAGGTTTGCATATGTACTACACATTAACTGAAGAAATTACAGGGTAAAAATAATGGCAAAAGTATATACTGAAATATTACCCGCGGTTTTTCCGACAGAAGGTGTCACAAATTCCGAAGGATTTAGAGATCGTAAGTTATTAACTTTCCAAGCGCCGCACGATCTAGCGCGGGACCAGTGGACAAGCTATTATGGTTCAGATGCTGATAGTCCTACGCGGTTGATTTGGGTCATTCCAACTGGCGTGAGCAAAGCAAAGTTTGAGCTTTGGGGTGGCGGAGGCCATGGAGCCGGGGCAAGTTGTTGCCAAATGGGAGCACCTGGAGGGTCAGGTGCATATGCACATAAAGAAATTGACGTAACACCGGGCGAAAGATACGTGCTTTGTCTTGGCAATTATGAGCACTTTTGTTGTACACACCGTGCTTGTTGTAGCGGTATGAGCCCTTCGACAATTAGCCAAGGATGTATGATAAAGCAGATCGGCCATAAAGGTGCTACGGCTTGGGTATCAGGCAGCGGACTAACAAACTTCTGTGCCGAAGGCGGTAATCCTGGAGTTGTTGCATTTTGTCCTGGAACTAACTGTCATGATGTAGAATGTAGATCTTGCTGTTACTGTTGGACAACTTGTGAGTTTTTTACAGGTGGTCCAGCCGGTACTACTTGTTCTTGTTATAGTGGTGGTCCTCAGATCAGATCCCTTGACAGCGATGGGGACATAATGCGTTGTGCTTGTTACTTCGGCGCGGACGGCGGCGAGAGAGGAACACGCGGTTATATGAGAACTAGCTGTTGTGGCATCAGTGCTGATGCATCAATGTGCGGTGGACGAATTGGCGTACCATGGGCAGGCGGATACTGGGATAGACCTGGTCGGACGGCCAGAGGCGGCATAATGGAAATGTCAGGCGGCATGTGTTGCCACTGCTGTGGCGGATATGGCGGCCCGTGGGCGCAGTGCGCGCTTAATGGCACATTTGGTGGCAACGGCACGACCAATCATGCCAACATGATGCGAGGCATGGGTGGTACATCGTCTGTTGCAGTAGACGGTACAACTTGTTGTGGTCAACGCGGCGGGCCTTCTGCCATCTGGATAAGTTATTGTTAGGAAATATGTAATGGCAAAAAATCTCGCAAGTATAGTAAAAAACGTCAAGCCCGGTGGCGTAACTGGTACAATCGACCAAACACAGAAAAAAGTTCACGTATGGGAAAACGTAGGCGAACAGGGCATCATGCAAGGCATCCACGGGCAGGGCGAATACAGTTGCGGCTATTGCCGAAGTTGCTATATCTACTGTGTTCCAGGCGTTGCGCGTCCTGGTGCAGGCTCCTGTGACCGCAATAGCGCACCGAACAGAGTTAAGTTTGAAATCTGGGGCGCGGGCGGATATGGCGCTCAGCCGTGGAATTGCGGTATAGCTGTTCCTTCTGGTGCCGGTGCATATGCGTATAAAACAATATGTAATTCGGATGTCGTGGCAAACAACTGTTATCTAATTAGACTTGGTTACACGTGGTGTTGTCTGCCTAACGCTGGTTCAGGCGATAATGTGACTCCAAACACTGAATATCGCGAGCTCAATTGCACAACTCACATTACAGGCAACGGCTTAACAAACTTCTGTGCCGAACCTGGAAGAGGCACAACAATACGTTGCTGTAACTTTAACGCTACATGTTTTGATAGTGACAATGCTAGAATTTGGACACTTGACAGTCATGACCAAGGTGGCCTTGGCCCACAAGCAGCGTATTATGGAGCAGATGGCGGTTCTAAAGGCAAACTTGGTTATATCACCAAAAAGCCAGGAGCACCGGCTGACAATCCACTTTCATATATGCAACATGTCCCATATGCTGGCGGGAAAATTGATAAATGTGGCGGACACTTTATCTACAGCAATGTTAGATATGGACATGGCGGAGATTTGAATCCGGGTCAGGATTACACAGAACAATGGAAATGCGTTGACGCTCTTTACCATGGTGTTGCGAATCATTCACCTTCATATTACACGGCTGGTCAAGGTTGGCCTGGCGGACATACATGTGGCGGTGCAAGCCCGTGTTCTGGTAACACTCCGGGTCGCGTAAAAATCACTGCTTGGTATGAGGAGGAATAGTGTGAGTATAAATAACCTAAGTTATAGGAGAATTATTCATGGCTAAAAATTTATCACAGTTTATGCCAGCCGTCGTAGCTCCTGAGCAAGTTCCAACCGGATTTGAAGCATTCTTACTACCAGACAAGGCTCAAGGCGATTTTGACGCCAATGGGCGAGATCAAAATTATAGTGGCCACTGTTTTGTGTGGCGTATAAACCGTAACATGTGTGACATCCGCGTAAAAATTACTGGTGGAGGCCAAGGCGGTGCAGCCTATTGTTGCTGTCAGCAAGGTCAAACTGGCCTGCCTGGCGTAATGCAATTGTACAGTGTTTGTAATTCTGTCAATTCGAGCGGAAGCGTACCTCCAGGTTCAACACCAACTGGACCGCTTGGCGAAGATGTAGAAGTCAACGGTGTAAAAGGTCAGCAGCGTCTTATGTTTAGGATTGGTATGGGCGGATGTTGCTGTTCTACGTGTATCGGCCATGAGAGTTGTTTTTCTATGTTGTGCCATTATTGTACTGGCACAGGCATCACAGAAGATCTGAACACCGGGTTTATTTGCATTTGTGCTGGATCGTTTCAATGCGGTGGCAGGACGTCTTGCCAGTGGGGTTACAACAACGACTGCAACAGAGCCGCGATAACAAATCAAGCTGATGCGTTGAATACCGCTGTTTGCAGTGGTGCCAATTGCGGAACATGCTGTGCCCGTATTGATGGCAAATGTGGATGTACAAAATCTCCAATTTGTGCTGGTTATGACTGTGCGGAATGTATAGGTTGTGCTCATCCAGGATATAATATGTATAAAGGGCAGTGCTGCTCTGATGGAAGATGCGGTGTATTACAAATGTCGGCAGGTCAAAATACTGCTTCACCATTTGAATACGGATCACATTATTTAGGCATTGGCCATGGGTGTCAGCAAGAACATAATGCAAATTCTATGTGGTGCCAACTTTGGAAAAGAATCGGTATTGCTGGCAATAACACTATCAATATAAGGCAGGCAGGCCGAAGTAATGCTGTTCCATCAGGCTGTGCAGGCGGTTGTGCCGGTGGTTCACAAGATCAGGCTGGATGGGGTTATATACGCTGGAAAGATCCAGGATACGACGGGAAGAAATTATAATGGCAAAAACACTAAAAAGCTTTTTCCCACACCAGATAGAACCTGGTTCTCGGGATATGAAAGACACTGAAGGTTCATCAATTATTTTCCAATTGTGGGGCGGTGATTATACACAAAATGACCAGATACCTGGTTACTGTTATTGTACTGGTGGCGCATGTTATAATCCTACTGGATATGATTCTGATATTCCACGTTATTATTGGACAGTGCCGGCAGGCATAACCAAAGCGACATTTGAAGCTTGGGGAATGGGCGGATACGGTGCCGGGGCTACTTGCTGTATGATGGGTGTTCCAGGAGGTTCTGGTGCCTACGCACTTAAAACTATAGACGTTGTCCCAGGTGATACATATACAATGTGTCTTGGCGATGTAATAGACAATGGTGCGCAGACTACATATATATCCAATTGCGCTAACACCATACAAAACAGTGACCCAAGCAGTAATCCTGACCTTGTCAATCACGGAATACGAGGCGCAAAGGCATATGTCACAGGTAACGGTCTAACAAACTTTTGTGCCGAAGGTGGAAACCCTGGAGTTACACGGCCATATGCATATATAGGTTCAACTGCATGTCGGATGCCCGGTGGCGGTAATCAGGCGTTTCATTGCTGGGTACCTCTGACAATGTGTGATATCACACGAAGATCCGTCGGCGATAGTGATAACGACAGATATCAAAGAGCCTGTTACTATGGCGCAGATTATGGATCAAGGGGACAATGGGGTTACGCTCAATCGAATTATTGCAGTAATACATGTAGCACCGTTTCCGCGACGTGTGGAACACGGTTATGGCGTCACTATCCTGGCAGACAACTCGATCATTGGCACGGCTGGTCCGCGCCGTTAGAAGGCGGTTGGATTGCCGAGTGGGTTTGCGCACAAAATATGAATGCAACTAGCACCAGAGCAAATCGTCGGGCACACACCGCTACGCCTTACGCACGCGGATGTGCGCATCATCCCAATCTTATAGGTGTTGGTGGAATGTCGTCTACCACAGAAGGTGGCAACATCATGTGTGGTGGCATGGGCGGCCCAAATCAAATTAGAATTACTTACAAATAGAGAGTAGAAAAAATGAGCAGAATTAAAAATACGTTTACGTATAAAATTCCTGACGGTTACGTAGAGCAGACAAGCGTAAATGATTCTTCTGCTACGTTTACTTATCGGGGCCCACAATATTTAGGTATTTCCGTAGATAAAAACAATAATGTCGGCGGCAGCGCTAGAGAAGAAACAAGCGAAAGCTTTTTGACTCAGCGTCCAGGTGACCCTGTTGTAATTTCAGCATATGACCATCCGCTTGAAGCTGCCATTTTATGGGGGCAACTTGGTGTTGATTCTTCAGATCAAGATTCGTCGGCATATCCTCATCTTACTGTTAATCTTCCAGACGGCGATGATAATCATGTATATAAAGCACCATGGCCGCCTTTGCCGTGGAAAGCATATGAATCAACTATGCAATATGATACAAATACCGGAGTTTTCAGTGGATTGACATGGCACAAGCCGTGGACAAACTGGGGCGGAATTGGCGGGCAGGCTGCTGCCTTAAGGGCTCGTTCAGATGAAGAAGTTGCAAGGATTACCGCGCTTGGTTCAGATGCTACAGATGCAGACACCGCTAAAAAAGATGCATGGTTGGCAATGAATACAGAAATTGATAACAAAATTAATGTGTATCAAGGAGCCGGACTTAAACCGCATCAGGTCGTATGGACCAGAACTCCTGATTGGGAAGCTCCGGCCACGGCAATCGAAGACAGTGATGCATAAAAAAAACAAAGAGCCCATTAATTTGGGCTCTTTGAACCGTGTATATATAACTACATAATGATTATTTAGATCATTCATTTATAATTTATTCTTGTGAGGTGCAAAATGACAAGATCAACAGCGTTCTTCGTGAACGGCGGGGCAGGCCGACATCTCTGCTCAATTCCAGCTTTCGAAAAATATGAACAAGAAAATCCTGACGACGATTTTATTATCGTTTGTGAAGGTGGTATGGACATGTATAAAGGTCATCCGACCCTACATGCACGTGCATTTGATAATTGGCACAAAGATTTATTTGAATCATATGTCAAAGATCGAAATTGTATTACGACCGAACCATATCGGATCTGGGAATACTATAATCAAAAAGGAAGCTTAGCACAAGCGTTTGATATAGAAATCAACAAACAAGGCTTGCGCGAACTTCAAAAACCAACTCTAAAGTTATCAACTCAAGAAGAGGTTGATGGTTGGAATATTGTCGAAGAAGTAAAACAAAAAACCGGCAAAAATAAAGCTATAGTCTTTCAGCCATTTGGAAGAGGCATTATGCCTATGGGCAAAAACTTGGTAGATCCAGGTGGGCGTTCATTTAGTCAGTCTGATGCAGTAAAGCTTGTTAAAAAAATCCAAAAGAAATATGCAGTAATTGTTATGGCAGAAATGCAAATTGACTGGAAAGAAGCCGGTTGCGCAGATCCAGTTGCACAACCTGATGGTGCGCCATTACGATCATGGGCTGGATTTGTTAAAGCGGCAGATGGATTTGTTGGGTGTGATAGTGTTGGTCAACACTTTGCTTACGCGTTAAGTACGCCTGCTATAGCAGTACTTGGTGCAACCTTTCCAGAAAACGTAAGCTATCCAGACAGCAATACATATCAATGTTTAGATATTGGCGCTGGTCGTCGCGAGTATGATCCTATTAGGATTTCTATGGAAGACGAAAAACATCGCAAATCTGATGGCCTTATGTTAATGAACGACAAAGTTATCGATGAAATTTATAAAGAACTTGAAGTTATTATGAATAAAGGTGCAAAAAATGGAAAATGATATTTGGATTGCAGGCGTAGCTCGTGGCCATAATGGTGGCGTTTGTTTAATCAAAAATGGTGAGATCGTATTTAGCATCGAGGAAGAACGACTCTCGCGTGCAAAATATGACGGCGGCCCGTATGCAGCTATTATGAAAATTCTTGATTATACCAAGAAAATTGATTATGTTGTTATTGCACATACTCAGTCACTTGCATCTACTGCCGGCATGGTGGATTTTTCAGGTGATGATGTATATACAGGCCTATTCCGTAAAATGGGTATGATCGATCGAGCAAATCGAACGCAAAAACACCCTCAAGTAATCGATCTTTCTATTATGCATCACAAGTTGCATGCGGCAGCTGCGTTTTATCGTTCGCCGTTTGATTCGGCTGTTGCTCTTATTGCAGACGGCGCCGGCTCTGTTATGCCACTTGGTGATCCAAGCGATCCTAATCGACAATTAGGTTTCTGGGAATATGAAAGCATTATCGACTGTAGTTATCCTTCTAATTTTACAACGTTGTACAAGCACATCGGTTGTCGCGAACCAGTATCGGGCGCGGCTGACGTCAAACTGTCGGCTGAAATATTTGGTGAAGAAGGCGAATATGAAGCACAAATCTCAGATCGCTGTGGACTGACCAAAGCCTATGAAGCTGTAACGACATACTGTGGTTGGGCTCCTATTGAAGCCGGTAAGACTATGGGCTTGTTTCCATACGGCAATGCAAATCCTGATATACCTGAATTGTTTGACAGTTTGTCGCCAAACCCTGGTATCACAAACCGAAATATCTTAGTGCCAAATACGCCAAACGGTGCTTTTGTCAACGACAATTTCTACAAACAGCTGCATGCAACCCAAGAGGAATTTGACGCGGCTGGAGGTGATTTAACAAAAATGCAGTTGCGGCGAGATATGGCGTATGCAATACAGACTGAATCACAAAAGCAAATGGTTGCATTGATTCGTAAAGCTGTTGAAATGTCTGGTAATAACAACGTTGTTATTTCAGGCGGATACGGACTTAATTGCGTTGCTAATTATCATTACCTTGAAGCACTTAAAGATGAGGGCATTAATCTTTATATCGAACCAATATCTAATGATGCCGGAACAGCTATGGGCGCTGCGCTTATGTACTGGCACGGTCGAACAGACGATGAAACAAACCGCGACTTAAATACATTATATCTTGGACCAGATCATAACTATACGATCGAAGATATTGCAGTCGCTGTCGCTGGGGCCGAAGAAGCTGTAATGTCAGACGCAACCGATAAAGATATTGTTGATCTAATGACAAGTAAAAATATTGTTACTGTGTTCCAGGGTCGATCAGAGAACGGGCCGCGAGCACTTGGTAATCGTTCTATATTGTTTGATCCTACATTTAAAGACGGCAAAGATTATGTCAACAATATTAAAAATCGTGAGTATTTTCGGCCATTTGCAGGATCTATCCTAGCTGAAGATGTACACGATTGGTTTGATCTGCGCGGCATGGATGAAACACCTCACATGATGTATGCTGTGAATTGTAAACCAGGAGTTGATGAAAAGATTCCATCAATTATTCATATCGATGGAACTTGTCGTATTCAAACGGTAACAGAAGAACAAAACCCTTTATATTATAAATTAATTAAAGAGTTTAAAGAAAAAACTGGTGTGCCTATTGTATTTAACACCAGTTTTAACCTGGGCGGAGAACCGCTTGTAGAAACTATTGACGATGCTATCCACACTCTTGTTAACTCAGACATTGAATATCTGTATTTGCCAGAGCACGGAAAGTTAATCAAAGTTGCTAACGAAGACTAAATGAGAAGCACCTCATGCAACTAGGCGGGGATAATTCCCCGCCTTTTTTCATTGCAATGATTCTGCAAACTCAAGTAAATTGTCGTATATTTTAGTTTTCTTTTTTAGCGGCCTATTGGCAAAACTATTAAATTGTTTTTTGTCATCTTCATATTTACCTGTCTTAACTAGAACAGGTTTAAGCTTTGCTCGGTCAGCCATTTTAGCATCTACTAAACGATCACCTACATAGTATCCGCCTTTAAGCGGCACACCCATTTCATCGCGCAGACGTTTAAGCATGCCGGTATTTGGTTTAGAATAAATGTCATGCTTTAAATCTGACATGTTATATAACGTGCCATCGATGCTAGGGCATCCGGCCTGACCAAATAAATCAATCATGTGGTCATTCATCCGATCCACGTCTTCTACAGTCAATTGGCCTCGAGAAATTCCTGGCTGGTCAAATATGATTGCTACTTTGTAACCCTTTGCCCTAATCATAGAAATTGCAGATAAAGAACCCTCAATAGGCTCAAAACTTTCTATTGATTTAACAACATCTTTGCATTTTATAAGTACGCCGTCACGATCAATAGCTACTAATGGCTTAGGATACTTACTCCACATTTGCGCTCTGCTTAACAGAGCGTCAGGAGATCCTTGCTGTATCTCGTCAGACTTTTGATCTTGCCACATATTATACATTATTAACATAATCCTCTACAGAGATCCAATCAATATCAACGTGCTTTGAAATTTTTTCTATATTTGCATGAGTAAATTCTTGATAACTTGCGCGGATTGACTGGGGCATCGGAATACGATTAATTGTCACGTCATGTTTTTCAGCAATAACATTTGCAACACTTTCAAAACTCACTGGCTTACCTGTCCCAACATTAAATATGCCTGATACATCTGTGTCTAACATCTGTTCGTGGACTTTGCAAACGTCATCAACACATACAAAATCTCGGATGTATTTTTCTGAATCATCAAATAGCATAATAGAACCATCTATTAATGCTTGCTGCTTAAACTTAGTAACTGGCGACGCCTGATTGCCCTTAATTGATTCCCACTTCCCATAAACATTAAAGTATCTAAAGCCCTGGATATTAATAGGCAGAGGCATATCTAAAGTTTCTTCGACAAATTTATCGATAAGATACTTTGACCATGCGTAACCATTTAAAGGCCTGCAAGCGTCGGTTTCTCTGAATGTTGTACTATCGCCGTAAACTGATGCTGAAGATGCATATTGTAGATCAATATTAAGCTCTAAACATTTCACAATAAGATCTGTCGTAAACTTATAATTTTTTTCCATAAGTTCATCTGCATTGCGTTCTGTTGTGCTACTAATAGCACCGCAATGTATTACTACATCTAAGTTTTCATGCAAAAGCAGCTCAGGTGTATCTCCCCACTCCCAGCCTTCGACGTTGTAGCCTTTTGACTTAAAGTAAAGCCATAAGTTCTTCCCGATGAATCCTCGGTGCCCTGTTATTAATATATTCATTGATTTCTTCCATAGCTTCATTAAAATCTGTTGGGCTTATTACATAAGTTCCAGGTTTGCTCACGGCCAATCCAGCCATCTTGTTTGCTATAATCACAGCGTCCTGAACATCACAACTTCTGTATATCCCATATGCAAGCGCGGCAGTGAAGGTATCTCCCGCTCCAGTTACGTCAAACACTTCTTGCGCAGTTGCTTCGTAGTGTTCAACTGAATCACCAACGTATAAAACTCCTTCTGGTCCTAATGTGACAATGAAATGTTCTATTTCTAATTCATGTCTTAATCGTTGGGCTTCGGTCATCAAAGACTTAGGCGTAGTCGTATGTCCTATGTAGTCTTCAAATTCTTTTCTGTTTGGCTTTAATATAAAAGCACCTTTATAATTATCGAGCGAGATCTTAGGATCTACGATCGTGCGTTTAGATTTTTTAATGATCGACTGTGGATCTTTAACTGTTCCCTTATCATAGTCAGATAATATGACTATTTCAAATTTATTTGGCACAAAGAATTTATCTTGTACATCGTTGTCTTCTATGCGTTTCTCGGCGTCGATCCTTGACATATAATGAGAGCCTGAGAATACGCGCAATTTATGTGGCATTTGTTCTGTTAGTAAAAGGTTGCCAGTCGCCTCTACCTTATCAAATATATATGCAAAATCTTCGCTGTAATATCCGTGAAGTGCAACTTGATTTGTTAATCCACGCAAATTCATATATACGTTGCCAGCACCTCCAATCGAAATGCTTTTATTTTTTAAATCAACAATAGGCACTGGTGCTTCAGGTGATACACGATTAGTATCACCATGCCAGTACTCATCTATAATTATATCACCTATCACATTAATCATTGTATAAATACCATTTTATTCTACGTTATGGAGCTATTTATGCCACTTAAGAAAATGACACGCGAAGTTCATGAAGAAGCAGAGAACACTAAATGGTCTAAGCTATTAGTCTCTGGTAAAATGACCGATGAACAGTATGGCCAATACCTGTATAATATGCAACATATTTATGAAACTATTGAAAACACTCTTGGCGCACACGACTTTTGGTCCAAACACCCTATACTTATAGATATCCAGCGGATTTTACCGATCACTCAAGATAGAGGCCAGTATAAATATGAAGCGGGACTTGAAGAATCAACTGTAAAATACGGCGATTACATTCGTAGCTTAGACGTCGACCAGCTATTGGCACACCTCTACGTACGTCATTTTGGCGATATGTACGGCGGCCAAATTATTGCTAAGCATGTACCAAAACCTACACATTATGAGACGTATGCAGAAAAAGCCGCTAACGATAGTGCAGCAGATTCTGATGGTAGAGAATCATATTGGTTAAGTCCAGCTTTTACAGATCCGAGAAGTTGGACAAATTGTTATCATTTTGAAAACAAAACACAGATGAAAGAATATCTTAGAAATTTGTTAGATATTACTATGGCAGACGAAGCAATATTTGCATTTAAAAATAGTATAAACATTTTCAAAGATTTGGAAAAACGATTTGATCTTTGATAAGCTCATCGCAGCTAGCCAAGACATGGAAGCCATTTTAGCAGAGTATTCATATGCGTGCCATACACACGATTTCCCATGGCCAGCAAAATCATATCAGTCACCTGAAATATTTAGACAGGCTGACATAGATATTATTGATGCCAGAGAAGATCGAAAACTGTGGATGATGCACTTATGCATTTACCCGCATGTTAACGATCCTGCTCCGATATTTGGTTTTGATATTATTGCTGGTCCGAACAAGGTGACAGGTGCCTTTCATGATTTTAGTCCTATCGATCCATATAGTCATATTCTATCAGAGTTTGCAACTAATGTACAGTCTTTTATTCCATCAAAGGCAAGAGAATTGCCTGATTGGGCAAAAAATATATTTAGTGGCAACATGGTTTCAGCCGGTAATATTCGTGATGGCAAAGAGTTAGACGATTTACTTGAGTTAGTAATTAATAATCTAAAATATTTTATCAAAAATATTGGCATGACAACTGATAACGATTACACTGAACAACATAATTGGTATGCAATCAACCAAAAGAAAAATCCGCATACTGCTCGGGTTATGGAAAACATGGGTGTCGATCCTACGTTAGTACAAAGATATATTAACGAGTGTTTATTCCCGGAAATATAATATAGATTCTTTGACAGCGTTAACACAGTCTTCGATCATAGCATCGGTGTGTAACGGAGTAGGTGCAAATCTTAATCGTTCTTCACCAACGGCTACTGTAGGGAAGTTAATGGCCTGGACATATATGCCGTGTTCCTCTAACAATCTGTCAGAAATAGCTTTACACTTGTCTGCATCACGGATCATTACCGGGACAATGTGTGTGCAAGCCTCTTTGAAAACTTCTATGTCTGCTTGTTTAAACTTTAATGAAAGTTTAGCCGCTTTTTCTTGATGCCTTTGTCTTAATTCGTGATGATCTTTAAGATATTTTATACTAGCTAAAGCACCGGCGCAAATGACTGGTGATATGCTCGTGGTAAATATGAACCCGCTTGCGGTTAGTCGTATAGCATCTAACACGTCAGCAGCGGCGGCTATGTATCCGCCAGTTACACCATACGCTTTACCAAGTGTGCCGTTAACGATATCTATTCGATCTTGTAAATTTTCATCTTCCAGTATTCCGGCTCCGCTATAACCATATAAACCAACGCCGTGAACCTCATCGAGATAAGTCATTGCCTCGTACTTATCAGCTAATTCTACTATGTTTCCGATATCTGATTTATCGCCGTCCATAGAATATACAGATTCAAATACTACACACGGAATCAAATCATCCTGCAAAGCATCGTTCAACTTGTCTTCAAGATCTTCCATATCATTGTGCTGAAATATAGACTTATGTGCGCCACTGTGTTTTATGCCTTGAATAATACTAGCATGATTCTTTGAGTCGCTGATAAAGCAAATGTTAGGTATTATTTTAGCTAGTGATATTATTGTCCACTCATTAGCCACATACGCGCTTGAGAATAGTAAGGCGCCGCTTTTCTGATGCAACTTTGCAAGCTCTAGCTCAAGCGCTACGTGATAGTGAGAAGTTCCTGATATATTTCGTGTTCCGCCTGAACCAGCACCTGTTTGTTCAAGTGCTGTGTGCATAGCATCGATGACGATTTTGTTTTGACCCATGCCTAGATAATCGTTACTGCACCAATTAACAACTTCTTTGATAGCATATTTGCCGTACCATATAGCCTTAGGAAACTTGCCGCGTTCACGAATAATATCATTGAATACTCGATATTTGCCTTCGGCCTTTGCGCTATCTACTATATCCCAAAATGGTTCTAATTCAATCATTTGTTTAAGTACGCGAGCACTGCCGTTTCAGCAGAGCCGGCATCTCCTGGATTAGGCGGGATATAGGCGGCATATCGATCCTTTACTATTTGCTGTAAACCCTTATTGAAAGCACAGCCACCTGTAATAATAACCTGTTTATTGTCATAAGTATTAACAGCGTGATCTATGAATGCTTTGCATCGTTGTTCGAATACAATTTGTGTTGCGCCAGCTATTTCTTCTTTGCTTAAAAAGGGCCGCCAATTGCCAATGCCACGATGCATGTTCTTTTTCATTAAAGGTCTCCACTGGTGGCAAAACACCAAATCATTATATATGGCATCAATCGCAGCTTGGCTAGAATAACCGCGACCAAATTCTTCGATTAAACCTTCTTGCTTCGACGGAATAAATCCACAACGTTGTGTCATAGCCGAGTAAAATAAGCCTAAGCTATCAGGATATTTCATTGAAACACGCTGTTTGAGCTTACCGTTTATATCTGCTGTCCATATAGATGAGCATGAAAATTCACCTATTGCATCAATAACTACAATAACACTTGGCACTTTAGCAGCATTGTAATAATGTGCCGCATGCGCTTGATGATGCCATACGGTTTTTATTTGACAATTTATGCCAAACTCTTGTAAATATTTTTTGATATTGTTTCGTGTAAATGGTTTAGACTGGCCTGCAATGTATTGTCGTATTGCTTTTGCCCAGGGCTTTTCAAACCACACTATCAATTCAGGACAAGCAACGTTCATTGCTTTCTGTATAAGGCTGACGCTATGGACGTTATCAGTAGATGTAAATGATTGTAGCAGTGTGTCGTCAGAGAATACTGCTATTGTCGCATCGTGACATCCGCCTACCATACCCCATATAATCATGCAATAATATCTACGTATTGCCCTAGCCGCAAATAGCGCGGTTTAGGCTTTACTGCTGGCGTCGCTACAATTGGTTGAACTCTGCGTCGTAATGTTTTGACAGGTTGTTGATTGGGTTTGCTGTCTGTATGCGCCGCAATTGTGCCGTATATTTGAGCTGCACGTATTTGCGAATCTAGTTTCATTTTTGACTGTCTCCCTTTGCAACTCTATAGTTATCTTCTACTGAGTCAGGCGATGACACTTCAATTATAGTACCTTCTTCAATACAAAATAATTGATGTGGGACAAGTGGCTCGATCCTTAGTGAATCGCCTGGCTGCAGCCTACGTTTTTTAACAGATGCGTCATCTGTGTTTATGGTCAGTACATCAAACAGACCTTCAAAGACTAACCAAGTTTCGTCCTTAATGGCGTGAAAGTGCATAGAGAACTTAGCCCCTTTATTAAAATTAAGAAGCTTACCGCAATACTTATCATTGGTCGCAAAGATTAATTCGTGGCCCCAACCCTTATCAACCATACCCTCAAGTCTTGTCATCACAAATCCTTTTAATAATATTAGTAGTAGAATAACCGTCACACAGCTTCAGTGAAACAGTTAGTTTTGCTATGTCTCTTCCTACAATCTGGTCAATTTGGTAATCGCCGCCCTTAGTGAGCACATCAGGTTGTAGTTGTTTTATTAACTCATACGGAGTGTCTTCATAGAATATGTATACATGATCTACGCACTTCAATGATTGTAGCATATATCTGCGGTCTTCTTCATTGTTAATAGGCCGCAAATCTCCTTTTAATCTGCGAACAGATGCATCTGAATTTATCCCGACTATAAGTCTGTCACCTAGATCACGCGATCTTTGTAAATAATCGACATGACCTCGATGCAGAATATCAAAGCAACCATTTGTAAATACTGTTTTCATAGTCTATTATACCATAATTTGGAGCAGTTGTAAACGTATAAATAGAGTTAAACCCGATGAATTTGAGGATTAAACATGGCATCACCTAATAGTAGAGATACCTTGATCGAATATGCCAAGCGCAAGTTGGGCGATCCGGTAATAGAAATCAATGTCGACGAAGATCAGGCAGAAGATAGACTTGATGAAGCACTTCAGTTATATCAAGAATATCACTCAGACGCGACAATTAAAACTTATTTTAAACATTTAGTAACAGCTGACGATGTGACTAACGAATATATACCTATAACGTCTGATATTATATATGTATCTAGGTTATTCCCGTTTTTTACATCATCGGCGTCAAGAAATTTCTTTGATGTAAAATATCAGTTGATGCTCAACGACATGTGGGATCTTAACTCGGTTGTTGGCGGAATTGCTTACTATGAGCAAACACAACAATACTTGTCAATGCTAGATATGAAACTCAACGGCACACCTCAAGTGTCATTTGCACGTAAACAAAATCGACTGTATATACACGGTGATTTTGCTGATAAAGATATTAAGGCCGGTGATTACATTGTGGCCGAGGTATACCAGACATTAGACCCTGATACACACACGAGTATATACAACGATATATTCATAAAAGATTATACTACTGCACTTATAAAACAACAGTGGGGTGCAAACCTTATTAAGTTTGAAGGCATGCAACTACCAGGTGGCGTTACGTTAAATGGTCGGGAAATTTATTCTGATGCTACCCAGGAAATACAACAACTCAAAGAGAATTTGAGACTTGAGCAAGAACTACCACCCAGCTTTTATGTAGGTTAAACCATGGCAAGAAATCTTTATTTTTCTGACGCGGTTAGATCCGAGCAGAGACTTTACGAAGACATAATAATTGAATCACTTAAAATGTATGGGCAGGACCTGTACTATCTGCCACGGACTATTGTTAATGAAAATAAAGTTTTCGGTGAGGATGTATCTTCTCAATTTAACAACAGCTATAAAATCGAAATGTACATTGATAACGCCGAAGGCTTTGACGGCGAAGGCGATCTGTTTACAAAGTTTGGTGTAGAGATCAGAGATGAAGCTACATTCACTGTTGCAAAGAAGCGGTGGAATCAAACAGTGGGTCGCACTAACAATGAAATTCAAGGCGAACGTCCACGTGAAGGCGATTTAATCTATTTACCTATGTCTAATTCCATGTTTGAAATTACACACGTTGAGCATGAATCGCCGTTTTATCAGTTGGCCAATCTGCCTACATTTAAGATGCGTTGTCAGCTGTTTGAATACGCAGACGAAGATCTTGATACAGGTCTTGGTACGATTGACGGCATAGAACAAGATCACGCCTATGAGTTTGATCTAATGCTATCAGGCACAAGCGGCGATTACATTGTCGGTGAACGAGTAACTCAGACAACTCCTAGCGGCGTGGTGTTAGGCGGCGAAGTATCAAGTTGGGTATCAAGTACTAATACGTTATCGATTATTCATTTTGGCGGAAGCGACGGCAAATTTCATTTGCCTGTTACATCGCTTGTCGTCACTGGTGCCGAGTCAAATGCAACAGGCACGCTTGCATCATATACTGAAGACAATAAATTATCTGACAATGAGCAAAACACTACGTTTGATACCATTGGTGCTGATTTCTTAGACTTTAGTGAAAGTAATCCGTTTGGAGATCCTAGCTAATGTTTGGCACTTATTTTTATCATCAACGTATACGTAAGGCTGTTGCCACTTTTGGTGCAATGTTTAATAATTTGTATGTTCTTCGAAAAGATTCTGGCGGCGGTGTTATTAGCACACAAAAAGTACCGTTAGCCTATGGCCCAAGAGCTAAGTTTCTTGATCGTATTCGTGAAATGCCAGATCTGCAGACAGATACAAAAGTTGCTATTAAACTGCCGCGCATGTCGTTTGAAATTACTAATGTCTCGTACGATCCTTCTCGCCAGCTGCCTAAAACTAATAATTATGCAAAAGCAGTATCAGGTTCAATTTTAAGCCGGCAGAAAATATATGCCGGAGCTCCTTATATTGTTAGCTTTCAGTTAAGCTGTTATGCCAAGAATCAAGATGATGCTTTACAGTTAGTCGAACAAATAATTCCTTACTTCAATCCACAATATACATTGTCGATTAAGCCGTTCGAAGATTTTGAAGATATAAAAGAAGACGTCCCTATTATTTTGACTGGCGTCGTGTTAAATGACGATTACGAAGGACCAATGGAAGGTCGCCGCACTATCATCTACACACTAGATTTTGATATGCATATAACATTCCACGGTCCGACCTCGTCCAGTGGCATAATCACTAAGTCTATCACAAATATTCTTGATATTGGTGCCGGACTAAATGATAGTGATAATCCACTTGAAAGAATAACAGTAACTCCAACACCTGCCGGTGTAGGTGCTGATAGTGATTTTGGTTTCCTTGAAGTAATAGAAGAGATAGATAGTGCGTGATGGATTCAAATAATGCAGAAGATGATTTTGAAATGGTTCGACAAACTTATCATGATTTGTTAGCCAAGGGTGGATCATCACTTGAAGATATGATGGAAGTAGCTCGAGCTACCGAACACCCTAGGGCTTTTGAAGTTTTATCTGGCATGATGAAAAATATGGCAGATATTAGTGGCAACCTTATGGACATGCATAAGAAACGTAAAGAATTTCACACCACTGATAAACCTGCAGCTATTGCTGGCACAACAAATAATAATGTATTTGTAGGATCTACTACAGAACTACAGCGTATGCTACAAGACGCAAGTGAGAAAATGATAGATGTATCTCCAACCGAAGAGCAATGAAACATATCTTGGTAATGTAAATGTTAAACGTGATGGAGTAGTCCAGCAATGGGCCAATGAGCAAGTAGCAGAGTATGCTAAATGCATGAAAGATCCGGCATATTTTACTAAGACATATTGTAAAGTTATTTCATTAGACGACGGCCTAGTGGATTTTAATTTATACCCATATCAAGAAAAAATGTTTCGACATTTTAACGATCATCGTTTCAATATCGTTTTAGCATGCAGACAGTCTGGCAAATCAATTAGCTCAGTTGCATATCTGCTCTGGTACGCTTTATTTCACTCAGAAAAAGTTATTGCCGTTATGGCAAATAAGGGTGCGACCGCGCGTGAGATGCTTGGACGCATTACACTCATGCTAGAAAATCTACCTTTCTTTTTACAGCCGGGTTGTAAGGCTTTAAATAAAGGATCGATTGAATTTTCAAACAACTCACGAATAATTGCTGCAGCGACATCAGGATCTTCAATTCGGGGTATGTCAGTTTCACTACTTTATTTAGACGAGTTTGCATTTGTCGAAAATGATGCTCAGTTTTACACGTCGACATATCCTGTTATTTCATCTGGTAAGAACACTAAAGTTATTATTACTTCGACTGCAAATGGCATTGGCAACGTATTTCAAAAAATATGGGAGTCGGCTCTGCAAGGCGTCAGCGAGTTTAAACCTATGCGAGTTGATTGGTGGGATGTTCCTGGCAGAGACGAAGCGTGGAAGCAACAAACTATAGGTAATACATCTCAACTGCAGTTTGATCAGGAATTTGGTAATACATTTTTAGGAACAGGTGATACACTTATTAATGGCGAAACACTCTTAGGCCTGAGAGCCAAGCCACATTTAGGTTTAAGAGAAAACGGAGATTTGAAAATATACGAAGAGCCTAAGAAAGCGCACGAGTATATTATGCTAGTAGATGTTAGTAAGGGAAGAGGACAGGACTATAGCACTTTTAATGTAATCGACATTAGCGGACGCCCGTTTAAACAGGTTGCTGTATATCGCAATAATATTATTTCTCCATTACTCTTCCCCGATATTATTTATAAATGGGCGAATTCCTACAATACAGCATATGTCGTAATTGAATCAAACGATCAAGGCACTTTAGTTTGTAATGGCCTATATCAAGACTGGGAATATGAAAATATGCATGTCGAATCTGCGGTACGGGCTGACGGACTAGGCGTAGAAATGACACGAAAGGTTAAACGTCTAGGATGCTCGGCATTTAAAGACGTGCTTGAAGAAAACAAATTAGAGTTAGTTGACGATCAGACAATTATTGAATGCTCTACCTTTGTCGCCAAAGG